CTTTGAGGGGATGGATCCACGACTATCCCATCTGGATCCATGCCTTGCGCGAGTTTCTGGATTCGACGGCGCATTATGGAGGCCACCAGCCTGGACGTGTCAACCTGCCGTCCGCGCCCACGCCGATCAGACTCTCGGTCGTTGACCATCTGCAGGAGATCGAGGATGCGGTGACGGCGTTGTGGTGTCGATTGTATGCGCCGCCGGCCATGCCATGGGCCACAAGCATCGCGGTCCCGCCCATCGTTGACATGCTCAAGGCATGCTGGTCATGCCAGCGGTTGAACCGACTGCCGGACATCGGTTTGATCTGGCATGACTGGGAGCGGTTGGCGCGCAAGACGCTGGGCATCATCGACGTGCCGCCATCCAAGCACGGTATTGGCAGGTGTCTGAATCCTCTGTGCGGCGTGGAGCTGAGTGCGGAGGTCGGCGCGGTAAGCGTTGACTGTCCGGTGTGCGGCAACACTTATCGCGTGGTCGATGTGCGATTGGGTTTCCTGCGGGAGTGCATCGAATCGGGCAGGGCGTTCACGGCGGGGGAGTGCGCGGAGCTGCTGCGCGAGTGTGGGTTCCAGTGCAATGCGAATACGATTCGCTCGTGGCGTAAGCGTGGCAGGCTTCAGCCGGCCGGTGAGAACGAGAAGGGGCGGCCATTGTACCGGCTTTCGGATGTGCATCGGCAGGTGTTGCGGCGCGATTCGATTTGACAAAATCGAAAGTGCAACGCAGAATTGTCAGTGGATTAGAGGGTTCAAACCGAGGTGACTTGGTTTGGACCCTCACTCATATCCGCCATGGATTCTCCTAACTCCCTGGTTTGTTGCCCGTCCTGTCCGAACGGCATATCGGACACGCTCCGCCCACTCCCGTCAGAGTGGACATACCCCAATGTGGCAGGCAAGCCAATCCCGTGCTTCCGTGATGCGGTGATGCTCAAATCCGCCTGTCCATGCCTTCGTAGGAATCAGTGGTAGATCGTACCGGCCGCGAGTCTTTATTGGATTCTCTTCCTTGTGGCCGCGTGTGGACGCGGGTTCGAATCCCGCCGAAGGCACCCATGAAACAAAGGAAGCCCGGAATTGTCTTCCGGGCTTCCGACTTATTCGTTCTCCTTGTGCTTGCGTGGTCTGCCGCCGCCGACGCCACGACCGGGACGCCTCGCGTTCCACTCGTCGATGGTCTCCGGCAGCCATCCGCGGGTGCGGCCGATGCGCACGTCCGGCTCCGGCAGCTTCAGATTGAGCAGTCCTCCCGGAGTGATGCAGAGGCGTTCTGCGACCTGTTTGACGCCGAGGTACTCAGTCGTCATCGCCACCCCTCCTTTCCATGATGAGCGTGGCGATGTTCCAAATTCCCGCCGCGAGTCCGAACAGTCCGGCCTGCCACGGCTTTCCGGCGAAGCCGAGCGAAACTGCCGTCAGTCCGCATACGATGCCGCAAACGGCGAACAATGTACTTGTCTTCATGATGGCCATGAAATAGGATGGAACCGGGGTTCCGGGCAATTGGAGTGCTCGGAACCCTTTCGTCATTTCCTATGGCGTGGTTTGCGCCGTATCGAGATGACGAGCGCCGCCAACGCGATGATGTTGCCCACCACCGAGCTGATGGCGCTTACGATGTCCGTCCATTTCATGCTCACCTCCTTTCCTTGGCTGATATAACTATAGTAACATAATATCTATAGTTATGCAAGTGAGATAGATATGACACGCCGAAAGGAGCAGAAATGAAAGAAGCCCTCGAAGAGATCGCGCATCAGCTCACACGCATAGCCGACCAAGGAGAACAGGTGGGCATGCAAATCAGCAGGGGGGATGCCTTGGAAGCCTGGGGCATGCGAATCTACGAGGAAGACTTCCTCTCAGCGCTCCAGCGTCTTGGAATCGAAGTCACCGACTAATGCCGACAAGACCACAAGCACGATGCACCTACCATGGATGCAATCGCAAAGCCACGCGACAAGGACGCTGCGACCAACACCAACGCAAGCCATGGCAGAATCCATCAGCGCACACACGAGCCTTGAGACAACACCACACCGAATGGATGCACGTCAGAGCCGAACGCATGAAGCTCGAACCGAATTGCAGACGATGCAACCATAAAGGCACCAACGTCGACCACATCATCCCAGTCGGCGCAGGCGGAGCATTCCTCGACATCAACAACACACAAACACTCTGTGACCAATGCAAGACCCTTAAAGACCAGGAAGACCGAAGGAACTACCCCCGGATATTCCACTGACGGGTATGGCGTTCCGAAAGTCGAACAAACGTTCGACTTGGGGCGCCGCCGAAACTCTTTTTCGCGCGTCTGAGGTTTTAGGGGTCAAACCACCACAGGAAGGAGGCCGTCATGGGACTTCGTGGACCGCAGCGGCAGCCCCTCCAGTTGAGGGTCATCAATGGCCGTGGCCCTGATCGCGATGCAGGCGGCAGGAAGATTTCGGAGGACGACGCGGGTTTCGAACATAAGGCGCCGCCGGTGCCGTCGTGGCTGTGCGGCGAGGCGTTGAACACTTGGCGGCGCATCGTTCCCAAGCTCGCCCGTTTGAAGCTCATCAAGCCGGAGGACAGGGATGCGCTCGTGGCGTATTGCACTGCTGTGGCTTCGATGAGGGCCGCGCAGGAGTGCATCAACGAGGAGGGCGTGCTCATCGAAACGGAGCGTGGTGCTCGCAAGCTCAATCCCGCTTTTACCGTGCTGACCCAATCGCAGAATACGATTCGTGCTTTCGCGCATGAGTTCGGCCTGACTCCGGCGAGCGAATCGAATGTCGCTGGAAAGGCCGAGGAAGATGAAGAATTCAACCCGTTCGCCTGAACTGCCGGACGCCGAGACTCTGGAACGTCTGAAGATCAGTCCCGAGGTCGCTTGGTATTGCCTGGAGCGTGGCATGGACCTGCCGAAGGAATGGCAGGTGCCGAAGATCAAGACACCGGAGCCAAGGAACGTCGAGGGCGCAGTGTTCGACCCAGCTCGCGTCGACAAGGTGCTATTGAGCTTCCACACACTCCGTCACACGCAGGGCAAGTGGGCCGGCAAGCCGCTTGACCCTGACCCGTGGCAGCTCGTGTGGATCCTCGCCCCGGTGTTCGGCTGGGTGAAGAAGAACACCGACGGACAGTGGGTGCGCATCATCCGCGATTTGTATGTCGACGTGCCGCGTAAGAACGGAAAGTCGACGCTGTCTGGTGGCATCGCGGTCTATATGCTTGGTGCCGATGGTGAGCCGGGGGCGCAGGTCGTGTGCGCCGCGTCCACCGAACATCAGGCTGGCTTCGTCTTCCAACCGATCAAACAGCTTGTGGAGAAGACGCCGGCTTTGAAGGGTGTGATGACGGCACATCAGAAGCGCATCGTCCACAATCGCTCCGGCAGTTACATGGAGGTCATCAGCTCCGCGGCAGATGCTGCGCATGGCATGAACCTTCACTGCTTCATCGTCGACGAGCTTCACGTGCATAAGACGCCGGATCTGGTGCGGACATTGGAGACTGGTCGTGGCTCGCGTACCCAGCCTTTGGGTGTGCGCATCACCACGCCTGATGACGGCAAATCGAACACGATTTACGATCAGACGCGCAAATACGTGGAGCAGCTCGCTGCCGGCACTATCAAGGATGACACGTATTACGGCGTGGTCTGGGGTGCCGACGAGACCGATGATCCATTCGCCGTCGAAACGCAGATGAAGGCGAACCCCGGCTACGGCAAGAGCCCGAGCGCCGAATACTTGGCGGCTCAGGCCAATCAGGCGCGGAATTCGCCTGCACAGCTCGCCAGCTACCTTCGACTGCATCTCGGTATCCGCACGAAGCAGTCAGAACGCTTCATCACATTGGACTCGTGGGACCGCAATGCCGGTGCCGTCTACGCTTCGCCCGACCAGATGGCCGAAGCCTATCGTGGTCGCGTCTGCTATGGCGGCTGGGATCTCGGCGCGGTGTCCGATCTGACGGCTTGGTCGCTGCTCTTCCCGGATGATTGCGGCGGCTATGACGTGCTGTTGAGATTCTGGGCGCCGGAATCCGACCTGTCGGCATTGGACAAGCGCACGGCGGGCATGGCGTCCGTGTGGGTGCGTGACGGATGGCTGACCTTGACGCCCGGCGACGTGACCGATTACGCATATGTCGAGAAGCGCATCCTGCATGACCTTGACTTTTTCGATGTGCAGACCATCGGCTACGACCCGTGGAACGCAACGCAGGTCGCCAATGACCTGCAGGAGGCCGGGTTGGACGTGGAGCGTCTGACCATCGTCAGGCAGGGCACGAAGACTTTGAGCCCGGTGCTCAAGGAGATGCAGCGACTGCTGCTCACCGGCACGAAGGACGCTCCGCTCTTCCGACACCACGGCAACCCCGTATTGCGGTGGAATGTGGACAATCTCGCAGTCAAGACCGACACGAATGGGAACGTCCAGCCGGACAAGCAGAACTCCGGCGACAAGATCGACGGCGTGGCCGCGACCCTGAACGCATTGAGCGAGGCATTGACCCGCCTCGCGCCGGAAAGGAGCATTTATGAGACGGAAAGCCTTTTTGCTTGACCTCCTGCAGTTGATTCTGGAGATTCTCGGACTCGCCTTCATCATCACCGGCTGTTTCCTGGTCTGGATTCCTCTTGGCTGGATTGTTTCCGGTCTTGTGATTCTGAAACTTGCTAAGGCGGTGAGCGAATGAGCCTACTTTTCAAAGGCTCCGGCAGTGTAATCGACTTCGCCGGCAGGAATGGTGCCACGGTGACCGGCCCATGGCCGGTGGTCGACCCCGGAATGCCGTTGTCGAGCGGCCCTCGCGCATTCGAGATCTATTCCACGCAGCCGAGCGTCCGCAAGGTCGTGGAATTCGTCGCGCGAAACGTCGCCCGCGTCCACATCCAGGCATTCGAGGGCGAGCCATACGGTCGACGCAAAATGCTCACCGACGGGCCATTGCATCAGCTGGTCAATCATCCAAATCCAGCGAATGGCACGAGCACCTACCGTCTGATTCACGACATCGTGGCCGATCTGATGCTTTTCGACAGATTCCTGGTGGTCTACTCCGATGCAGACGGCACTTTGGAGCGATTGCCGACCTCACAATGGCGGTTCCACAGGCGTCCGGGCATTATCGATGAGGCCGACGGCTTCACCACCACCGACCCGGCATCCAATCCTGACGGGTACATCCGCTTCGACGATCCGGACACCACGCTCGGATACTTCCGCGACAAGGGTTACGGCAGCTTCGATGGCATCAGTCCGATGCTCACACTGCAACAGACCTTGGACGAGCACACCGAGGCCGTAAAATGGCGTCGGCAATTGTGGAAGCATGGCCTGCGCATGCCCGGCTACTGGTCGCAGGATCTGAATGAGAAGGCTTTGTCCTCCGATGCGCGACGCAGACTGCAGACCGAGCTGGCCAATTGGATGGACGGCGGCGGCAAGGAGGGCGAGAGCCCCATCCTGCGCGGCATCGAATATCAGAAGGTCGGCACCGAATTCACGCCGAAGGACGCGCAGGAGGTAGAGGGACGCACCTTGAGCGACATCGAGGTGGCGTCCGCCTATCAGGTGCCGCCCGAGATGGTCGGCGCAAGGGAAGGAAAATACGCTTCGCAGCAGGCCTTCCGCGACGCGCTCTACCGCGAGACATTGGGCCCACTGTTTGAGCAATTGCAGGGCGCTTTCAACGAGCAAATATGCTCGCGTTTCTTCCCGGGCCAGTTCATCGAATTCAATATCGAATCCGCTTTGCGCGGCAGCTTCATCGACGATGCGCAGGTCACGTCCTCCGCCGTCGGCGGCCCGTGGATGAGCGTCAACGAGGCGAGAGCGGATCATGGTCTCGAGCCGAAGGGCGAGGAATACGACGAGATTTTGACTCAATTGAACACCGTCCGTGGCGGCGGCACTCAGGCGAGCCCTCATGACAGCGGCTCGCAGAATCTTGGAGGTGCAAATGCACAGGAATGACATGCGTCCTCTCTCCGAGAGCCGGAGGAAGACGCTTCTCGCCAAGTCCGAGCCAATGGGCGTGGGCAACGGCCAGTCTTTGGGCGAAGGCAAATTCACCGCGGTCGTATCGACCTTCAATGTGGTCGATTCGCAGGGCGACATGATGCTGCCGCACGCCTTCGATGATTCGATCGCGAATTTCCGCGCCGGCAAGACCATCCCGATCCTCTTCAGCCATAATTGGACGGATCCGAACGCGAACGTCGGCGTCATCACCGACATGCGGCAGACCGATACGTGCCTTGAGATTGACGGCCAGCTTGATTTGAGCAGTCCAAACGGCCTGCAGTGCTTCAAGCTTTTGAAGGACGGCCGCGTGCACGAGTTCAGCGTCGGCGGTGAGGCATGGTATGACGACGTGCAAACCGCGCCGGATGGCGATCTCGTCTGGCCCATCACGAAATTCGACCTTTTCGAGGTCAGTCTCTGTCTCAAGGGCGCGAACCCGGAAACGCGACTGGTCAGCACGAAAAGCGAGGACCCGCCGGCCGACACAGGCCAGCAGGACACTGATTCAAACGAAGGCTCCGAACCGAATGGTCCGGGGCCTTTTTCAATGCAGCAATTCGACCGCGACGAGCTCCGAAATATGATCCGCGAGGTCATGAATGAGGAACGGTCGCAGGACACCACCGACGAAGAAGCCGACGAACCAGAGCCAAGCGAAGGCGAACCGGCCGACGTCGAGAACTTGCCCGATTTGACCGCGTGGGCGGCGGAAATGGAAACACAGCTCATCACCGAAGGAGATTCCAACATGAGCATGAAGCAGGAACTGCAGGACACCATCGCCCGCGTGAAGGCGATCGCCAACAAGGCGCAGGGCGAAGGCCGCGAATTCACCGCGGACGAGAACGAGGAGATCATCTCCCTGCGCAAGAAAGCCGACGACCTGAAGGCGAGGATCGACAAGGAGCATGAGGCTTCCGAAGCCTTGAAGAGCATGCTTGCCGCATCCGAACCGTCCGACGACGTGTCCGGCAAGCCGGTCGTGGCGAAGTCCATCGGCGAGGCATTCATCCACACCGACGCCTACAAGGCCTTCAAGAACGCCACCACCCCGGATCGCACGCCGGTGCGCATCGCCAAGAGCCTAATCCGCGTCAAGCAGGATCCGAATCCGCTGTCCACCGCGCTGCCGGGCGCCGTGAACCCGACCGTGCTGCCGGGCTACACGGATGTCACCTATCCGCAGCCGAACGTCTTCCTTGACCTCATCACCCGCGGCTCCACCGATTCGCCGTACATCAAGTACCGTCAGCTCATCTCCGTGACCAGTGCCGCCGCCTCCGTCAATGAGAACGCCGAGAAGCCGCTATCCCAGCTCGGCACGCAGATGGCCGAGGCGAAGGAATGGACCTGCGCAGACGGCTTCAAGGTCACCAACCAGGAACTGCACGATGACGGCATCATCAGCACGCTCATCAACCAGACGCTTATGCGCAACCTGAACGCCTATCTCGAGAAGACCATCCTCAACGGCGATTCTTCGACCGATGTGGCGCAGAAGGGCATCCTGAACACGACCGGCACCCAGCAGGTCGCCTTCGACACGGACATCTTCACCACCGCGCGCCATGCGAAGCGTGTCCTGTCCGCCATCGGCACCAACATCCAGGCCATCGTCCTGAACCCGGAGGACAACGAGACAATCGACCTCACGAAGGACAAGCAGGATCGCTTCTACGGTCAGGGGCCCTTCGCGATGGGTCCGAGCACCCTGTGGGGCATCCCGCGCATCGAATCGCAGGCACTGCCGAAGGGCACCGCCGTCATGGGCGATTTCTCCACCGTCCAGCTGCTCAATTATGTGCCGCTGACCATCGAAGCGTTCAACCAGAACGAGGACGACGCTCGCCACAACCTGACCTACGTGCGTGCCGAGGAACGCAACATGCTTTTCATCCGCGAACCGAAGCGCATCGCCGTTATCAAGCTATCCGGCAGCACCTCCTCCGATTCCGGCGCGGACCACAAGTGATCCGGAGGTGACCGATGGCAGAGTCGACGCTTGACCCGCTGGCCTCCATCGACGACCTCGCATTGAAGACCGGAGGCAAGGCCGACGACGAGAAACTCAAACTCGCCTTGGACCTCGCTTCCGGCAGATTCCGCGAACAGGCCAACAATCCGATCAGCATGATGACCGAAACCGTCATCCTCGACTCCGACGGGGGCAGGGCGCTCACACTGCCCTGTCTCCCGGTGCATGAGGTGTCGGAGCTGGTCATCGACGGCCGGCAGGTCACTGATTTCGAATGGTCCACGTCAGGCGCGATACGCCTCGACAGGCCGATTCCGGACAAGTGGCGGAGCGTGCAGGTCACGTACCGGCACGGCTACGACCCGGTGCCGAAAGGCATCCAGGATGTCGTGCTCGAACAGGCCGTGGCCATATACCAGACGTTGCCCGGACTCGTGTCATACACGACTGGTGCCGAGCAGAGGACCTACTCGAGTGCGCTGACTGTCGGCACGACGGCCCAGTGGGCGGCGATGGTCGCCCGATACAAGGTGGACTGACAGATGGATGGTATCCACGGACATACGCTCACCATCACGACGAAAGTCGTGGACGGCGAGCCGGACGAATTCGGCCAGCCGCAGTATGCGGCGCGCAAAACCGTGCTCGAGGGGTGCAACGTGCAGCCGGTCGCAGTGACCGACCTGCCGCTCTTCCAGGACGCGAACCACTTGCCGCAATTCAAGTGCTTCAGTCATTCCGGCGATCTCGTCGCGAGCCTGCTCACGGGCGATTCGCGCATCGAATGGAATGGCCGCATTTTCCAGCCTACGTCGGCGGCATTCGACTATGTGACGCCCGACGGCATCGGCAACCACACCGAGTGGTGGATGACGGAGGTGACGTCATGAGCGGGAAATTCATGGTCGATGAGGATTGGATGCGCAAAAACGTATTGTCCAATCCGGCTGTCACCTCAGCTTTGAACGCGAAGGCACGTCGGCTCGCGCCGATCGTGAAACGCATAGCCCTCAAGGAAGACGACCGGCATTATGCGGAAAGCGTGCGCGTCGTACAGGGCAAACGTCCCGGTACGAAGTCGCCGAGCCACATCCAAAGGCCTTTCGCCCGCGTCATCGTCGGCGACGAGCAGGCCACGGAGAAGGAGTTCGGAGGCAAGCTGCCGAAGAAGGGCTTCCTGCGCCGCGCGATAGCGGAGATGGGGGACTGACTCATGCTCCTGCAAGGCCAATGGCCCCACCCGCTCCCTTTGCTGATCGCTTGGCTGAAGGACGATGTCGGCATCTCGGCGGTTTCGAAGCTGCCGGATGACATGAAAGATCATCTGCCTTGTGTGATGGTCACGCCGGCGCCCGGCGGAGGTCAGGGTGCCGACTATACGCGCACGCGAAGCGTCGACATCGACGTGTACGCGGCCGACTGGAAGTCGATGGCCGACATCACCGGACGTATCGAAGCTTCCATCTTCAGGCTCGGAGGCCGAGGCAACCGCTACGGCTACGTTGACGCCGCCCGAATCACCGAATTCTCTCAAATCGCATACGAGCGTGCCGCCGGCGTGCTTCGCTGCACCGCCACGGCATCTCTCGACATGCGCCCAAAAACCAGTCTCAAATAACGACAACGATTGGAGGAAATGATGGTAGCCATCACCGATGTGCCCAGCATTCTCAATGACAATAACGGAAATGTGCGAAAGTGGGGCACTCAGCTGCTCGCTATCGCCGACTATTCGACCGCGATGCCGGATCCTTTCTTCGACACCGCAACCAACAAACCGAATCAGCTGCCCGAGGGTTTCAAGGTGATGGGCTACATCAGCACCGATGGCGCGAAGATGAGTCGCGGCATCGAATCCGCAGACACCAGTGCGGTGCAGGATCTGGAGCCGGTGCGTTCCGACATCACCGGCCGTACCCGCACCCTGCAGCTCACCTTCCTGGAAATGAACGCGTGGGTCAAGGCCTTGGCCCATGGCCTGCCCGTCTCCCAGTGGCCGGAAAACAAGGATGAGGGTTTCGAATTCACCGATGGAAAGACCACGGAATTCCCGTACTACCGCCTGATCTGGATTGGTCAGGATGGCGTGGGTGACGCGGCGCATTATCGCATCGAGGCCGGGTATCGCGTCAAGGTCTCGAATCAGGGCGATTCCACCAAGAATCGTTCCGACGCCGAGGGTGAGGACCAGACTTTCACCTTCTTCCAGGATCCGAAGACCGGCAAGGTGTTCTACGAGGGCGAGAAGATCGCCAAGGCCGGTGCCGCGCATCAGGCTGATGTCTCCCAGTCGCAGCCGGTGTCCGATCAGGCAGCGTCCTCCGAGTCACAGCCGGTCGCCGACTGACATTGATTCTTCCCGCATCGGGCTTTTGATTCCTTTCACCGGTGCGGGATTTTCCCTTCTTCTCTCGCCGAAAGGAACACTGATTTTTTTGAAAGGATTGAACAATGACCGACAACAAGAAGCGTAAGGTCCGCAGCCTCAAGGCCGTGAAGGCGAAGTATCTTGAATCCCACCCGAAGATTCGAGAGTGGATCGAGTTCACCATCGACGATGAGCCGGATGCGAAGAAATTCCGGATCCATTCGCCGCTTTTCCAGACGAACGAGGAGAAGAAGGCATTCGCGAAGGCGCAGGAGTCCGACGACCAGTTCGACTTGGCGAAAGCGCTGCTCGGCGCCCAGTGGGATGATTTCATCGAGGCCGGCGGACAGATCAGTCTGCTTTTCCTCCTGCTCGACGACGCGGCCGATGAAGTGCATGAGACGGACAGTGAGGGAAACCCTACAACGCTTTAGAGCTCCTTGATGGTGATGGTCACGCGGAGGAATTGGAGGCCGCGTTATGCGCGGTCTACGCGCCGCGTGACCCAATCAAAGAGTTCTGGCAGCGCAAGATCAGTCTTCGCGCACTGCATGCGCTGATAATCCACATGCCGCCGGACAACGTCTTCTTTCGTGCTTTGGCTGGTGATGGCTGGAGTGAGTCGGAATGGCTGTTGCACGATTTGGGCGATATGCTCCGTGACATCCAGCTAACCATCACCCAGTGCGCTCCATTTGTGGAGCATCCCCTTGAAGAGGATGACATCAGGCCTCGCACCAAGCCTCCGGCTGTCGTGGTGGCTGAGTCCAAACGCGAACAGTCGTCTGTCGACAGCAAGGCCTTGCACGCGCAGGAGCGGAGCGAGCTCATGGCGCTTGTCGTGGGCGATCAATCGAAAAACTGAAAAGTGAGGTGGTCTCATGGCCGGCACAGCCGCATGGATCGATGTGCTCCCGAATCTGAGCGCTTTCGGCACGAAGCTCAACAGTGGTGTGACGGCCGCGGCCACCTCCGCAGGACGGAATGCCGGCAAGAAATTCTCCGACGCCATGAATCAGGCCGCTGGCCGTGACGTGCTGTCGGAGCAGGTCAAGAGCCTGCAGCAGGCTGAGAAGAAGGCCGCGCAGGCGGTCAGCCAGTGCACGTCGCAGATCGCAAAAGCGCGCGACGAGCAGAAAAGCGCCGACCTGCGCGTACAGGCCGCCGAAGTCAAACTGCAGGAAACCATCGTCAAAAGCGGACAATCCTCCTCACAGGCCATCAACGCCCAAGCACGACTCAACGACGCAAGGAGCAAGGCGAGGCAGAAGACCGAAGCCGTCACATCGGCTGAGGAACAACTCAAAGCCGCCAGCAAAGGTCTGAAGGAGACTCAGACGCAGCTCCACGACGCTCAGACGAATCTGAACGCGAGCACTTCCAAGCAGTCGGGATTTTTCGCGTCCGCCGCGGCATCGGCGCGCAATGCCATCAATTCCTTCCGTAGCATGCAATCAAGCGTCACTACCACTGCCACAAGGGGCGTCGGAGATTCCGAACGCTTCTTCACCGCGTGGGGAGCCGCGAAGTTCGGAGCCATCAGCGGGTTCGCGCAGTCGGCATTCAGCAAAGTCTCAAACATCATCACCAGCAATGTGGAAGGCGCCATCAAACGCGCCGACACGATGAACAATTTCCCCAAAGTCATGAAGAATTTGGGGTACGACTCGAATGACGCTGCCGCAGCCATCAAACGCATCAGCGCCAGCATCGACGGCCTGCCGACCACCACATCAAGCATGATCGGCATGGTCCAGCAGCTTGCTCCGTTGACCAAGAATCTGGACGAGGCCACCAGCATCGCATTGGCGTTCAACAATGCCGTCCTGGCCGGCGGCAAAGACACAGTGCTGCAGGCCAACGCCATCGAACAGTACAACCAGATGTTGAGCGCGAACAAGGTCGATGCCGCCGCATGGCGAAGTGTCGTCAATGCAATGCCTGGCCAGATGAACCAATTGGCCAAGAGCATCCTTGGCGCAAACGCGAAGCAGAACGACCTGTATGAGGCGATGAAGGGTGGCAAGGTCACCTTCGAGGACTTCAATAAGGCGCTCGTCAAGCTCAATAAGGACGGCTACGGGCCGTACGCATCATTTACGACGCAGGCAAAAGACGCCACACAGGGCATCGGCACTGCGATGGAGAACGCGAAGAACCGCGTCCAGAAGGCCATCGAGAAGATCATCGAGGCGTTCGGCGTCGACCGCATCAGCGGCGTCATCAACAGCTTTACGGCGAAATTCGGAGATGTCGGCTCGGCTGTGGCCAAGGCTGTCTCCGGAGCGTTGGAATTCGTCGAGACCGGCAAAGTCAACGAAAAATTGGCTGAATCTTTCCACATCGACAAGAAGTCGTATGCGGGCATCGAAGACGCTTACCAGCGGATTCGGTGGGGGTATAAAGGTCTCGCCGATTTCATCAAGACCGGTGAATTCTCGTACGAGTTCAACCGTGCCTTCGAGAACGCAGACCGCCAGACACTCATCGACTTCAAAGACAGCCTCCTCGGCGTCCGCGACTCCGCCAGCGAGGTGCTGAAGAACCTTCCCGGATTGGGTGAATTTTTCAACACCCCGAAGGATGGCGACAAGTCGAACTTGAACAAGGCCTTGAAAGCCGCCAATGTGGCGCTTGCTGGTCTGAAGCCACTGCTCGACCTGCTCGCATCAATCGAGAAGGCGTGGAACGGTCTGTCCGCTGACCAGCAGGGCACCATCTTCGATACGGCCATCTACCTGTGGTTAGGTAGTAAAGGATTCAAGATACTGAAGAACATCTTCGGTGTCGCCAAGGATATCGGCAAAGGCTTCGGCATCGCCGGAAAAGGCATCAAGACCGCTGGCAACGCGCTGAAATCGTTCGGCAAGTTCCTTGGTGGGTTGAAGGCTCCGAAATGGCTGTCAAAGCTTACCGTCGGCAAGGTTGGAATCGCAGCCGGTGGAGCCGCAATGCTTTCAGCTGCGAAGAACGTCGAAAAAGGCACTCCTAAGTGGGCATGGAGTCAACTGAACAAAATTCCCGGTTTCAGCGAGGGCGACAAGTCATACGCCGACTACCAGAAACGGTACAAGGCCGCACAGGAAAACAACAAGTTCCTCGGAATCAAGAACTCCACATGGGAACACAACCTGAATCCGCTGAACTGGCCATCAATGGCCGTGGGTGCCGCGAAAACCGGAATGAACAAACTCGGAAGCCTTCGAAAGAAAGCCGACGAGCAGGGGTTCGCAGGTAATACCGGTTCCGCGCAAGCTTCGATGAGCTCCGGCCAACGCGATGCCGGAGTCAAGGCTTGGAACGGCATCAAAGGCGCGTTCTCCGAGGCAGGGCAGGCGCAGGCTGACAATACGGCAGCGCAGGTCAAAGCCCAGCAGGACACTCTTGCCGGCATCAAGAAGGCATGGGGCGACGCCGGCGATTGGATCAACACCAATTGGTGCGACCTGATGGTCAAGATCCAGTCGAAGTTCGACGGCGCGGCCCAGTGGGTCGAGGACCGTTGGGACGGTGTCAAGGACTGGTTCGGGACCACAGGTCAGAAGATAGGTGACTTCTTCTCCGGTATTCCATCGGCGATTGGTGGATGGTTTGATTCGGCGGGCCAGTGGGTTGAGACCAAATGGCAGGGCATCTGCGACTGGTTCTCAGGTGTTGGATTCTCAATCGGAGGTTTCTTCTCGGGTATTCCGGCCGCTGTCGGCGGTTTTTTTGACTCCGCTGGCCAATGGGTGCAATCCAAGTGGCAGGCGGTATGTGACTGGTTTGCCGGCATTCCCGGTTCCATCACCGGCTTCTTCCAGGGGATTCCGGGCACTTTCCAGTCGATTTTCCAGACGGCCAAAGACCGGATAACCGGCGTCTTCAGCTCGGTCGGCACGTGGTTCGACAACAACGTGAAGATTCCTATCTCCAATGCCGTCAATGCCATCGGCCAGACCTTCCAGTCCACCAAGGATTGGATCAAACGAAGCTGGGATCAGGTCAAGGAGGCCGCAAGGGCTCCGGTGGCCTTCGTCGTCAACACGGTGTACACGAACGGCATCAAGAAGGTATGGGATTCGGTGGCCGGCGCCGTCGGCCTGAAACTCTCCCTTCCGACGGTGAAGTTCGCAACCGGTGGCACCGTCGGCGGCATCAATCCCGGATACAATCCGGGTGTCGATTCGATCCCGGCGATGACTTCGCCGGGCGAGGCGTGGATGGTGCCGGAATGGACTAAGGCCGTCGGCGCGGAGAACGTCTACCGCTGGAACGCTTTGGCTCGCCACCATGGTGTTCAGGCCGTCCGTGAGGATATGGGTCTTGATGGCGTCCAACGCTTCGCCAAAGGCGGCATTGCCTCCAAGATTGGCAAGGCTGCCGGCAAGGCGGTGTCCGGAGCGAAGAAATTCATCGAGGATTTGTCCAAGACCGCTCAGGCCTTTGTGAAGAATCCTGTGGATTGGGTCACGTCGAAGATTCTCACGCCTGTGAAATCGCAGGTGGCGGGAATCAGCGGCGGCCAGTTCGGCCAGATGGTCGGCAGACTGCCGGTGAGTGCCGCTACGGCTCTTGTCGACAAGGTCAAGTCGATGGCGTCCGACCTGGCATCCAAGTGGACCAGCAAATCCGAGGCGGGCCAATATCATGGTTCGGTCGGTGGCGGCGTGGAACGCTGGAGGAGCCTAGTCCTGCAGGTGCTCAAGGAATTGGGCCAGCCAGCAAGCTGGGCCGACACCGTGCTGCGCCGAATGAATCAGGAGTCCGGCGGCAATCCGAACGCCATCAACAATTGGGACTCCAACGCGAGGGCCGGTCACCCGTCGCAGGGCCTGATGCAGACCATTCCTGGAACATTCGCCGCCTACGCGGGACAATACAGGTCCCGTGGCATCACGGATCCGCTCGCCAACATCTATGCCGGTGTCAATTACGCGCTGCACCGTTACGGCAGTCTTTCCGCCTTGAATCGTGCGGGCGGCTACGCGCTCGGCGGCATCGTCGGAGACGATAGGCCGACCTTGTACGATCGCGGCGGCATCCTGCCTCCCGGACGGCACCTCGTGGCCAACGAGACCAAGCAGCCGGAGCTCGTGTTGACGCGAGAGCAAATCCTCAAGGTCTTCGGCTCCGATGTCAAGGACAAGGGCGATCGGACCGTCAACCTCAATGTGAGCATCCCGGAGCGCTCGGACCCGTGGGCTGATGCGTCAATCCTGGTGCGCACCGCGCGACACCAATTGCGATAAAGGAGGCCGATGTGGCTTATTTTGCGGAATTGTCGGCCTCCGGCTTGGAGCCGGTGCGCTTCGAGGGCTCTGGTGATCTCGATTGCCTGTGCATCGCGAAAGGCGGTATCGGGGGCTGGTGGTCGACTCCCGCCGCGAAAGTCAATGTGACGGCGCGCGGCCAGGGCGACGGTGGACACGACGTGAGCGAGGATGACATCTCCTACGCCAGCCGCACCGTCACCCTGCATTGGAATGCCAACGCTTCCAGCCGTGACGCGCTGCTCGCTTTGACGGACAGTGTGCGCAGACTCGTGCATCGTCAGGTCACGATGCGCGTGGTCGACGGCACCGAGGACACCTACTGTGCCGGCGGCTATCTGACTGTGACTCAGCAGCCAGATTATCGTACCGGCAGCATCGCCGATTCGACCATCACCATCGTCTTCGAGCGTCCCGAACGCCTGTCCACGCTGGCACATTCGGGTGAGGCTCGCGCGTCGGTGGTGCAGTCGGGCGGCTTGAGCTACGGCGCGGCTAATGGTGGCTTGGCATATCCGCTGCAGTATGGCGTGGCGTCGGATGGTGCGACGGTGATGCGCTTGCCGAATCAGGGCACTAGCCGCGCATATCCGACCTACACCTTGTGCGGAGAGTGGCCTGATGGCTGCACGCTCCGCTTGGCGTGCGACGGGCGTAATTCCACCATCGCCTATTCGCGCGCCATCCACACCGGCACACCAGTATTGCTGGACACCCGCTCCCGCACCGCCACCATGGGCGGCGTGGACGTGACCAGCGGATTATCACAGCGCGGGTGGATGACGATACCGGCCGGCAAGAGTCTGACGGTCAATCTCGCCACCGCAGGCAGCGGGTGGGTCAGCTGCTCAAGCCATGACACCTACATTTAAACGTTTTTCCGATTCGGAGGTGCAACACTTATGACCACGGCTTTAGGCATTCGTCCCGACGCGAAATCGCAGGGCGTCAGCCCCCAGGTGCATCGGCATATCATCAGCGCCCAGTGGGCCAGTGACGGCATCATTCAGGGGCTTACCGTGACCGGAGGCACAGGGCTCACCTACACGGTGAGCGCCGGTACCGCATTGATTCAGCCTGACGGCCAGAAGGGCGAGGCGGTGCTCGCTTATTGGCCGGGCGGCGCCACTCCCGCAGTCGCCGCCGGTAACGCCGGATTGAGCCGATACGACGTGATTTGGCTCCGCGCCCACGACCTCGACAAGGGAGACGCGGACAATCAGGTGGTGCTCGGCGTCACTCAGGGCACGCCGGCCGCTGACCCAGACGTGCCGCTCGACCAGGTGCCGTCCGATGTGGTGCGTTTGGCGGCCATGCTCGTGCCCGCCGGCATGACACAAACCAAATCGTGCAGTACGGATGGCGCGGAACGCTACGCCATGCCCTACGGCGCGAGCAAGGGTCTCATTGCGCGTAACGTCCGAAACTACGAGGGTCCCGCAAACATGGGCGACGGTGGGAAGGACTATTTCGAGCAGGACACCAGCTTTTATCTGCCGACCGACAGGCTGGTGGAGCTCAGGTACACGGCCACGGCGGCCGCCTGCCGACACGACAATCCCAAGAAGCCCACCGAGGACGCCACACAGATGGCCTGCTGGTATGTCGGCTTTCAGGTCGACGGGCATGACGTCTCCGGTGGCGGCGGCCAATTCCAAGTGTCCCGCGCGTGGCAGCAGGTGCATTTGAATGCGCTGGTCGAATTGCAGGCCGGATGGCATACCGTGCGCACCCGCAACCATCGCGTCACGTGGGGCGAGAACGTCTATTTCATCTGTCACAGCGACGGCAAGGAGAATTACCCCGGCCGCACGCTCGAGGTGTGGGACCGTGGCGTGAACGTCGGCTAAGGAGGCGCACTCATGGCTTGGCGCGCGTATATCGTGGATACGATCAGCGGACAGCTCTTGTGTCCAATCGACCTGCCGAATTTCAGCTGGTCGGTCAGTGTGGCCGACTCATCGCTTTCCACCACGAAATCCAAGGGTGTGGGACAGGACGAGGTGAGCGGTCTCAAGGTGCCATGGACCGCGGTGCCGGCCAATTCGCCAGGCGAACGCTCACGGCTCCTCGCGCCAGACCGGCGCAGCGTCGCACTTTGCTGGACGAGTCCGCTCGATTCGGAGGATGCCATCGGCACACCAATATTGTGCGGCCTCATCGGACAACGCAAGGACGGGCCACTCGACACCGACTTCAGCCTGACGAGCATTTACGGGCTCTTGGGCGACCGGTATCTGGTGCGCGAGGGAGTCTACGGCACTGCCAATGGCAGCACCAGCACCGACGTCATCAACTTCAACAATCTCTCCTTGCGCGCCATCGCGGCGGAGGCGGGGTGGCTGTGCACCAATGCCAAGCCGGGCGGCGGACTGCCCATCGACTGGCACTACCGAGGAGAGCGAGGCTCGCACCAGCGCGAATACGATTCATGGGATATCCAGAACCTGAAGTGCTCCGACGTGTGGGACAAGATCGCCAACGTCGAAAACGGGCCCGACCTGCAATTGCGGCCGAAACTCTCCGGCGACACCATCCGCTTCGACTTCCTCGCCGGGAGTGACGCGGATCCGAACATCGCGCAGGACACTATCCTCGAGCTTTCCAGCAGCCCGTATGGCGGCACCTTGGAAAACATGACCATCGACCACTTGGGCGCCGTGCACCGTGTCTACGCGTCCGGCTCTGGCACGGACAAGGCGCAGCTCTGCCACCTGTCCGAAGACCTGAGCCTCGTCAACGGCAATCATGAGCCATTCCCGCTCCGTGAGATGACCTACAGCGACACGGACGCCGCCGACGCGAACCTGCTGCGCCAGCATGCAGACGGCGTCCTTGCCGCGAATCACGCGCCGCTCATGCAGATCAAAGGCGAATTGCACGCCAATGACGTGAGCGTGGACGGCACGCCATTGCATCCACTCGGGAGCTTTTGGCCGGGCGAGACCATGCGTCTCGACATCCAAGGCTTCCCATCGCTTTCCGACGGCGTCCACGAGTGCCGTCTCATGCAGATGAGCGGCGACCAATCGGACAAAGTGAGCTTGATTTTCGACGCCATGGAGGATCCCATGGCCTGACATTTTGGAGGTGGCAATGTCCTCTCATGTGGAATTGAATCCAGACGATTCGACGCTCGGCCTGAGCCTGGGCATGAAGGCCATGCGCCTCGCCCTGACCCAGAAGACCCACAAGATGGGCACCGTGCGCATCCCCGGCACGGGCGGCACGGACGTCATCATTGGCGATGGCGCGCAGGATGGCGCGAATCGCATCGACCAGGATGGTAATCAACTGCCGCTCGTGGACACGAGCGGCATCGCCATGGCCGCGCAGGACGCGCAGCAGTCCGCCGACAAGGCCATGGCGAAGGCCGACGAGGCGATCGCCAAGGGCGAGCAGATCCGCCGGGACGCGCAGGCGGGCATCGACGACGCGCGCAAGCAGGCACAGGCGGCCGACGCCAAGGCCGATCAGGTCCGAACCGATCTCGAGACCGCTGCATCCCAACTGGAGTCCAATATCGCGGCCGTCGACAAGAAGGCCGATCAGGCCCGAAGCGATCTGACCCGGCAGGTCCAGGATGCGAAGTCCGAGATGGACACCACCGTCAAGGCCGCCCAATCATCCGCCAACAAAGCTCAGTCCGCAGCAGACGCGGCCCAGAAGGCGGCCGACAAAGCCAATGCATCCACCGCCGATCTGGACAAATCCATCAAGGCCGTCGATGCGAAGGCCATCGCAGCGAAACAGGCCGCGGCCGAAGCCCAATCCAAGGCCGAGAACGTCGCATCCGACCTCGATTCCGCGAACGCGGTCATCGAACAGCACACCACCGAACTCGGAGAACTGACGACAAAAGTCAGCAATGCTGTCAAGAAGTCCGACAGCGCCCTGAGTGTCTCAACGGAGGCCAAGCAGACTGCTACCGAGGCATCGACTACCGCCACATCCGCATACAAGGATTCGCAGACCGCTCTTACCCAGAGCACCACTGCGACTCAGACCGCGACCGCCGCAAAGACCACTGCCGAATCGGCAGGCAAAACCGCAAACGATTCACTCAAGCAGTCCTCCTCAGCTGTGCAGACGGCCAATCAGATCAGCACGACTCTGAGGACCGAGTATCAGACCAAGGCGGATGCCGATAAGCTCTATGCGACCCAGTCGAGTCTGAAGCAGACTTCGGATTCCATCACGGCTTCGGTCTCAAAGACATATGCCACAAAGGACGCATTGTCCACTCTCCAGAACGTTGCTGATAATGCCATCGAATCCTGGCGAGGAACCGGTGTCCCGACACTGACGAACAAGCCGGCTTCTGACTGGACCACAAACGCCGATAAGAAGAAGCACTCCGGTGATCTTTATTACGACAAGGCCACCGGTAAGGCATACCGGTTCGGCTCCGACGACGGCAAGACCTACACGTGGGAGCTGAATCAGGATACCGATGTCACCAAGGCATTGGCGGATGCGTCCAGGGCACAGACTTCCGCGAATAATGCCCAGGCATCTGCAACGGCAGCGAACACTGCAGCCGGTAAGGCTCAATCGACGGCGAATACCGCAGTCAGCAATGCGGCCACAGCGAAGAATGCAGCCGATGCCGCGCAATCCAGTGCGAACAAGGCTCAGGGTGATGTCGATAAGCTGAAGATCGATATTCCAGAGACGTATGCGACCAAGAGTTCTCTGGCTCAGACTGCTGAATCAATCACGGCGAATGTCGAGTCCGTCAAGACAACCGCAAACAGCGCCGTGACAGCCGCATCCAAGGCGCAGCAGACCGCCGATGGTATTTCCGCGAATCTGTCAAAGAACTACCAGACGAAATCCCAGGCGGATACGATATATGCAACAAAGGCGAGTCTTAAGGCGACTTCCGATAGCATTTCCGCCGAAGTCACCAAGGCACAGGGAACCGCCGATGGTGCCGTTACGGCTGCATCGAATGCACAGCAGACCGCCGATGCTATTTCTGTGAATCTGTCAAAGAATTACCAGACTAAGGCACAGAACGATGCTCTGTACGCAACCAAGACGAGTCTGAAGGCGACTTCCGATTCTCTTAGCGCGAATATCACGGCAAATGCGAAGACGGCTCAAAGCGCTGTTGACAAAGCGACGAGTCTCGAAGCAAATCTCAACGGTTTCAAGACGACTGTAAGTCAGACGTATACCACTAAAACTGATTTCAATAATCTTACGATTGGTGGAACGAATCGAATTGTTCTTAACGGTGTAAAACCAGGCCGTATTGACTCTGTAGGAAATGTCGGATTCGATGCTGCAAAAAATGATCATTGCTATACTGTTCCGGTTTCAGCAGAACGGAATACAAAGTATACGATTTCAGGTTCAATTACAACGCCTAACGGTTGCTATATTTCAGTAGCATTTTATGATGAAAATGGGAAGTTTATTTCACGTCCAATTGGTGCATATAGTGCTACAAAAGCATCATGGAAGTATGTATTTACAAGTCCTGCTAATGCAGTTACAATGCGATCATCATTCCCAGTCATTTTCAAAGGAAAAATAAAACTCGAAAAAGGCACCAAACCAACCGATTGGTCTCCAGCTCCTGAAGATCTTCAACCAGCAGGAGATTACGCAACCAATAGTTCTGTTACCCAGACTGCGAATTCCATTAAAGCTCAGGTCACTGAAGTCTCCAAGACCGCAAACGGTGCAATGTCCAAAGCCACTACAGTGGAACAGACTGCTAATGGCCTTAGCAGTAAGATCACTGAACAGGGTAAGACACTCAATGCGACCGTCAAGACTGCGAACGAGGCGAAGAGCACCGCCGACAGCAATAAACAGACCATTTCACAGGTCAAAACCACTGCTGACAGTGCCGTGAATCGTGTCAGCAGTCTGGAACAGAACCTCGATGGTTTCAAATCCACTGTCGCGAAGACCTACCAGACCAAAGACGGAATGTCCGCCTACGCCACGACCAGCGCGCTGAAGCAGACCTCCGGCAGCATCACCGCCGAAGTATCAAAAGTCTCCCAGACCGCCACTGGCGCCCTCAATAAGGCGACAAGTGTAGAACAGACCGCCAACGGTCTTTCGACCAAGATCACTGAACAGGGTAAGACACTCAATGCAACTGTTACGACAGCCAATGAAGCAAAGAGTACCGCTGACAGCAATAAGACCGCTATCAGTCAGGTAAGCACTACAGCCAGTAATGCGTTGTCCAAAGCCTCTACTGTGGAACAGAATCTAAATGGATTCAAGACGACTGTTAGTGAAACTTATACCACTAAGACGGATTTCAACTCGTTGCAGATCGGCGGGACGAACCTCTGCCCGAAATCAAACCCATACAACATCAGCCTGTCCAATGCGAGCAAGGATTCGTCCGGCGTGATAACCGGCACGGTTCCGACCAACGCGAACGCCACGTGGGGCGCGAGTGTCACTCCGGGATACGCCACCCATCTGAAGACACCGTATGGCCGCCAGTGCGTCATCTCGTTCGACGTGTGGAGCGAAATCGCCGCCACGGTCGTCGTGGACATAAACAACATGCCGGAATCCGTAGCCGCGTGGAACGGCAACGACAACGATGGCTGGCGAGGAGGGGTGCAGCCTACTACTACTGCTACTACTACTGCTACTACTAATGGCGCCGTCGCCTGCTCCATCCCCGCGAAACAGTGGATACGACTGTGGGTAACCTACAGCAACACCAGTGCGAAGAACACCGGCAAGGTCGATATCTTCGACCAGTCTCACATCGGACTGCGACCGGCATCCGCCGCGTATCAGGTCAAGTTCAAGGATTTCAAGTTCGAGCTTGGCTCCCGGCCGACCGAATACAGTCCTTGCCCGTCCGACCTCCAGTCGGCCGGAGACTATGCGACCAACAGCAGTTTGACGCAGACGGCTTCGCAGATTCGTAGTGAGGTTGCGGAGAAGTACCAGTCCAAGAGTGGTATGAGCAGCTATGCGACCACCAGTGCCTTGACGCAGAAGGCGAACGAGATCACAGGCAAGGTGCAGGAGGTCGCCAAGACCGCGCAGGGCAACACGACCACCATCAGTCAGGTGTCCCAGAAGGCCGACAGGATCAACACGACCCTGTCGCAGCGGATCGGCGGCAAGGCCGACACGAGCAGGGTCAGCAGCCTGGAACAGAACCTCGACGGGTTCAAGACCAGCGTGGCGAAGACCTACCAGACCAAGGGGGACTATCCGACCAAAGCCGAGGTGCAGTCCAGGATCGACCAGTCGGCCTCCTCGATCAAATCGACGGTCGGCCAGACCTACACGACCCTCGCCGCGACCGAGGCGTTGAGGAAGAGCGCGACCCGCACGTTCACGCTGACCGGCGCGGCGGGTAAGGCGAAGTGGGTGAAACTCGGCTATCTCACCAGTAATGGGGACGATTCGAGCGTCCTGATCCACGTGTACTCCGGCAACGGGCGGAACGGCAACCCCGACCAGAACGCGGAGTTCGAGATTTTCGTCAAGGACGGATGGCAGCAGTCAGCGTCCGCCACGAGTGCTTTCGGCGTCTCCGTGAGCCGCATCCGCAACGCCGACGATGTCAAGGTCAAGGTGATGGCGTTCAGCTCCACCACGTGCGACATCTGGGCGTACATGCCGTGGGCGTATTGGAATGGCCATTACACGCTGCATGGTAACTACAAGTCGTGGCAGGATGGGCCGAACTGCGGTGGCACGAGGATCCAGGACGCGGAACCCACGTCGGGCACCGCGCAGGACCTCGCCTACGATACGCTCAGCACTCGCAGCTACGTCGACCAGACCAGCAAGTCGGTGGCCTTGGGCGTCGTGCAGAATTACAAGGGCGCTGACGGTTCCGGGCTTGCCACGAAATCGGACATCACTGCGAGCACCAAGAGCATCACGAGCACCGTCGCGAGCACTTACGCCACCAAGAGCGGTGTAACGCAGGAGATCTCGTCGAAAATCACCCAGAACAACAACAGTCTGGACGTGAAGTTCTCCACCAAGGTGGAGACGCAGAACGCGCAGAACAAGGCCAACACCGCCGACTCGCACGCGACCAACGCGCAATCCCGCGTCGGAAGCCTTGAGGATTGCATCAACTTCACCGCGTCCGGTGTGCGCGTCGGCAAACGGTCAAACGGCAAGTTCACCGGCGTTTCCGCGCTCGTCAACACCAACGGCACTTTCGACCTGCTCGACGCTTCTGGCAATCTCCTGACGCGCATCAATCAGCATCGATTCCAGGTGACTGGTGATGACGGCACCGGCAGTGGCTATTTGTCGCTTTCGCAGGATGGCATCAACATCACCGTTCAACCCACCGCCGACACGTCGAAGACCTACCACATCCAGGTGGGCGAGTCCGGCGTCGGCATCACCGCTCCGGACGGGTCGAGCATCGAATGCTCGGCTTCGGGTGGGTTGAACATCGAGACCGTGAAATACGGCAAGATCTCCATCGGCGCCGGCGGCCTGCAGTTCACCAACGACCAGGGCTGGGGATTGAGACTCTCCGCCGCGGGTTGGAGCCTGAAATGGGCAGGGAACCATACGCTCGCCACCGGACCGGCCGCGGGCAAGCTTTACATCGACGGCCGCGAAATCGTGACCAGATAACACAAGGAGGAAAAATGACCGATGAAACCACCGCTACCAATGCCGCCGCTGCCGACGTGCAGGACGGCATCCTCGACCTGCGCCCACCCAAGAGTGGCATCGTCTACCAGCTTTTGCGCTTGGGCCTGACATTCGACCACAAGGACGCTGACGGCGAGACATGGACTGACTATCAGCGTGGCGTCACCGCGACCTTCACGGACCGGCAGGCCACCGAGGCCACCATCGCGGACATGGACACCAAGGACAGCGAGACCATCACCGCCACCCAGCTCGCACAAGTCACCGAAATCAAGACATGGCGCAGTGACGGAGCCGAGGACTGATGCCACCGCTCGACCTCTTCTCAAGCCAGGAATTCTGGACGGCGGTGATCGTCGCACTGGTCGGCGGCGGAGGAGTCGGAGCCATCATCGGCGCCATCTCCAGCCGTCGCAAGGACACTGCGCAGATAGCCGCCCAAGCCTGCGACATTCTGACCGATTCAGTCATCAAGCCTTTGCGCGAGCAGGTCGAATCGCAGGAGGAGCAGATACAGCATCTGGAATCGCAGCAGCGGAAGTATTTCACGCTCACGGCCTACACCCGCGACCTTTTCCATTGGCTTGGCTTGTTCTGCGAGATCATCGAGCCGGAATTCCTCAAACGTCATCCGAAGCCGCACCTGCCGGACGAATTGCGCGCCGACGTGGCGCCCGAAACATTGGAGGCCTGAGTGACGCATGCCCTGATTTCGCTGTGCACGCTCATTGTCCTACTGGCGGTCATCTCACGACAATAACCATTTCAAGGCCATCTCCTCGGAGGTGGCCTTTGCCATATCTAAGGAGGCAATCATGGCGGAACACGCCAACGAAAAACAAACCACCAACAATCTTCCCGGATTGACCGGCGAACGGGTCAAGGCCGGCGTGACCATCGTCGTCACACTCTACGCTTTGGTCAACGCCGGTCTCAGTCTGGCCGGAATCAATCCGCTGCCATTCACGGACGAGCAGGTGAGCGCTTCGGTTTTCGGCGTCATCGGCATCGCGGGCACGGTCTACGGCTGGTGGAAGAACCAGAACATCACGTCCGCGAGCCTCGCGGGACAGCAGCTCGTGGACGCCCTGAAGAAGGAGGGCGTGGTCCACGGCGTCAGCGCCGCGAAGAGCGCGGCCCTGAGCGCGGCGGCAGCCGTGGACAAGACCACGCCGAAGACTGCCGCCGAATCGGCCGAATCGACGGACGCGGACAACACCGTGGCAGACTCCGACTTTGTGCCGGGCGGTGACGTCCAGTGACCGGCGCAGGCTTCGCAAGATGGCGCGGCAGTCCGAACCACTACGCTGGGCGCAACGGGCTGCACGTCGATCACATCACCCTGCATATCATGGTCGGCCGATTGGCCGGCACGGACTCGTGCTTCATGAGCTCCAGCTTCCAGGCCGCCTCGCACTATGGCGTCGGCGGCGACGGCAGCGTCTACCAGTGGGTGGACGAGACGCAGGGCAGCTGGGCGGACGCCAATTGGCAGAGTGATTGCAGCGGCATCACCATCGAGCACGAGGGCGGAATGGACGGCATCCCCGTCACCGACGCGGAGGTCGAGGCCAGCGCCAGACTGTGCGCCGACATCGCCCGCCGATACGGGTGGAAAACCCTCTGGCACGACGCCAGCGGCAATCGCGCCGGCAATATCGTCCTGCACCGCGAGGTGCCGGGCACGGACCATTTCGGATGCCCGGACAGGTGCGTCAACGCGCTGCCGGTGGACAGGATCATCAAAAGAGCGAACGAATTATTGGGAGGAGACGACATGTCGGCAGAAGACGTGTGGAATTTCAGTCAGAATGGTGTCCTGATGCGGGATCGCGTACAGGGCACGGACGCGGCGGCGAACGCGACCAAGAAGGAGCTTTTCAGGCTTTCGCAGTGGGACAGGAACACGCACGCGTCCGCCTTGGGCAACCTCGTGGTCGAACAGCCGGTTCAGGGCGGAGCCAAATTGGGTGACCGTGTGGCCGGCATCGACGCGAAAACCAGCCAATTGGTCACGCAGGTGGCGGCTTTGACCGAGGCGGTAAAGACCCTCGCCACAAGCAAGGGTGCCGACCCCGACCAGATCGCGCAGGCCGTGGAGAGCGCGGTGAAAGCCAAGCTCGACAAGCTCAAGATCACCGTCACGGACGGTTCCGACGAAAAATAAGCGTTGCACCTGTTTTTAACATTTTGCCCCTCTCTCAGCTATGGCTGGGGGAGGGGCTTTTTGTTGTTCGGGGGCTTGTTCCGTGGCAACATTTTGGCAACATTTTTTAGAAAACGACGTGATTTTCGTAATCTCGATAAACATTGGCAACAGTCGCAAACCGTTGGAAATAAAGGAAAAGCCGCCATTTCTGGCGGCTTTCAATCCGTGGA